CTCTATCTTTTTACCAGAAGTTCAGAACATACTTTACAAATAATAGAACAAATACTTCCTTATTTTACACCAGATTTTACTGTTACAATGAACATGAATGATCTATATACTAAAGTTGATGTACCGATAATATTAACAAACACAGATGTTAATATTGAGTACGAAGGAGCTTTTGACTCCAGAAGAGGTATAGTTTCTGTTTTGTCCTTCAATATGAAAGGATATATCTATTCCCCAATCAGTAAGTCTACGTCAGGAATAATAGAAAGAGTTGATGTCAACATATATGGTGGTGATGATATCTCTTTGAGCACATTCTTAACAGATATAGGTTATACAGGAGACGCATTATTAGGAATAACTTCTGCTACTTGGTCCCCTGAAGGAGAACCATAATGAAAAAAGCACAAGACAAATTATCTGAAATATTAAAGGTAGATTTCGTTCCAGAGCAAGAACTACAAAAAATAGTAATAGTACCCCCTATTATAGAGGAACCCAAAAACGAAGTATTACAGACTGATTTTTTAATAGCGCGAACTAATATTAAGAATTTAATACAGTCTGGAACAGAATCATTAGCTGAAATTGCAAAAATTGCAAAAGACAATAATGAGCCTAGAGCATATGAAATTGTAGCAACTCTATTAAAAACACTAACAGAAATGAACAAAACCTCAATCGACTTACATGATATTTTGAGTAAGGCCGAATCTAAAAAGGTATCGATAAAAAATACCACAAACAATTCCATTTATGTTGGATCTACTAGTGATTTACAAAACTTAATAAATCAAGAAAGAAGTCCTCTTAAAGTAATGGTAAATAAAGAAGATTGACATGAAACGAAAAGGGTATCTTGGAAATCCCAATTTAAAGCCAGAAGGCAAATCTATACAATTTACCCAAGATCAGGTAAAGGAATATTTGAAATGTGCTAATGATCCTTCATATTTTATTACAAAATATATAAAGGTTGTCTCTTTGGATAAAGGACTTGTTGATTTTAACATGTATGATTATCAAGAAAAAATGATACATACTATTCATAATAATAGATTTGTTATCGCAAAATTGCCCAGACAGTCTGGCAAGACCACTACAGTTTCTGCATATCTTTTGCATTATGTTTTGTTCAACCAAAATGTAAACGTAGCGATTTTAGCGAACAAGCAAGCAACTGCACGAGAAATTTTAGGAAGATTACAATTATCATATGAATATTTACCACACTGGTTACAACAAGGTGTTAGAGAGTGGAATAAGTATTCGCTGGTGCTTGAGAACGGTTCAAAAATTATATCTGCATCCACGTCCAGCAGTTCAATCCGAGGCGGTAGTTATAACGTAATTTTGCTCGATGAGTATGCCCACGTTCCTACTGGTGTCGCAGAAGAATTCTTTAGTTCGGTATACCCAACAATAACCGCTGGACAATCTACTAAAGTCATTATGATTTCAACCCCCAAAGGCTTGAACATGTTCTACCATTTTTGGAAGGGTGCTCTTAGCAAACAAAATGAGTACATCCCAATAGAAGTATCATGGTATCACGTTCCAAAATATCCAGGAGGTCCATTAAGAGACGAAGTTTGGAAATTAGAAACTATACGAAATTCTTCAGAAAGACAATTTCAAGAAGAATTTATTTGTGATTTCATAGGATCTTCCAATACACTAATCTCGTCGGCAAAATTAAATGCGCTGACATGGAAACGACCGATTTCTAAAACAAATGATGGAATAACTATTTATGAGGAGCCAATAAAAGAAACAGAAACCACCCCAGCCAACACATATTTCACCACAGTCGATGTTGCACAAGGTCAAGGTAAAGATTATAGTGCATTTACTATAGTGGATATCACAGAAATGCCATATAGAATAGTAGCAAAATATAGAAATAATTTAGTATCTCCTCTACTCTTCCCTTCTATAATAAGATCTCTTGGTAAAAGATATAACGATTCATATGTCATGGTAGAACTAAACGACATAGGATCACAGGTTGCAGATATTTTACATAGAGACCTAGAATATGAAAATCTCATAAAAAGTAACATGAGAGGAAGAAGCGGGCAAATACTTTCCGAGGGATTTGGTGGTTCAAAGTCTGCACAACTCGGTATCAGAACCACTCAGGGTGTCAAAAAACTAGGGTGTGCCGTATTAAAAAATCTTATAGAAAATGACAAATTAATAATAGAAGATGCTGAACTTATAGAAGAACTTACTACTTTTATCGCTACAACTACGTCTTTTCATGCAGACGATGGGTATAATGACGATCTAGTAATGACCTTGGTTTTGTTTGCATGGGCAACCAGACAAGAATTTTTCAAAAATTTGACAGATACCGATGTCAGACTTGAATTGTATTCGGATGATATTAGAAAAATTGAAGAAGAATTGCTGCCTTTTGGTTATTTACTGGACGGATCAAATACCAACGAAATAACCGAAGAAATGGTAGACGAAAAAGACGCCTGGTTACTAGTAGACACCACAAAAAATCCATGGATTGATTTATATAAGCAAAACAACTTATTTTAAAATATGAAAAATTATAAATAATGCAAACAAAAAGTTATATATTTCAAAATATCTTAAAATATAAATAAATTAGGAGACTTACTATGGCTCGATCCAGACCAAAACTTACATTTAATATTGTTGATGATTCATTTGTTCTGCCAGCTGAGGTTTTCGCTTTTAATCTTAATAAACCAGTTGGCGCATGTTGGGCTCCTGATTTGCACATTTTAGCAAAACAAAATGAGGTCGAACAAGGCTATATATCTGTTGATACCATCTCGGATTGGTATGGAAGAATATTAACATTAAGTACCCAAGTTTCTGGTGTAAGTGCGACCAATGATTCGTTGACCAGTATCGTCCTAAATGGTGCAACTAGTGGAACTACCATGGGTGGTGCTATTGGCTTGTTAAATGGTTCTTATGGAACTGCCTATACGATTCCAATTGCAGGCACTTCTGGTACGACCCTGACTATGTCAGCTACAAACAAATTCAGACCAAACTGGTGGGCTGTTCACAATTTCCTCCAATACGGATCAAGATGTATTGTTGGATTTAATGGTCAAGGATTTACTGGTACAAATGGCTACGGAGGAACGTATGGATTTGTTAATGCATTGAATAGTGTTTCAGATTTCGCAATACCAGGCCTTTATAACATAATTTTCCAGTCCTTCCATACTGATACTGGAGCTACTTTGATTGGTGGATGGTCTGGTGGCTCCTCATGGGTTGTAGGAATAGATAATACCAATGTTCACACCATCACAGATGCTCTTCAACTTTCTGAGTTTCCTGTAATTGGTATCGTAAATGTCGGAATAACTGCCGGAGCAGTTGCGGCTGCTAATATCGGTCATAATCATACATCAGACGAATATATTGTTGCAGTTGCAGGAGATAAATTCCATCTAAATTCGGTGGCCAATGATTCTTCTGCATCTATGATCAGAACCCATCTTGCACCAGATGTTGCTGGTGTTATTTCAAATACACAAGTTCCGTGGATTTCTCCCGCAGGTCCAAACAGAGGAAGAATATTAAACACTGTTAAATTAGCATATAAATTTACCACTACAGCCCAAGATGCTCTTTACGAAGCAAATACAAATCCTGTGATATTAGTCCCAGGATCAGGGGTTCAGTTGTATGGTGATATAACAAACGCGGTTGACACCTCTAATCTTATATCAATAAATGTAATAAGAACTATAATTTATATAAAAACAGCACTATTACCGATAGCAGCTAACGTATTATTTGAAATCAATAATTCCAATACCAGAGAATCGTTTGTCCTTAGAGCTACTAGTTTTCTTTCTAGAGTTCAATCTGCTGGTGGTCTAACATATTTTAGTGTTCTGTGTGACGAAAGTAACAATCCACAAGATCTTATAGATGCTAAAGTATTTGCAGCTGATATTAAAGTTAAAATACCTGGATCTATTAATTATATTAATATTACACTTACAAATCAATAAACAACTACAGGGAGATAATATATGGATATCGAAAAATTCAGACAACAATTCCACGGCGTTAGAGCTAACAGGTACGAAATAGCATTTGCAAGTAACCTTAATGTTTTAAGCGGAGAGTTAACAAAACTATACGTCAAAGCATTAAGTGTACCTGGAAGTAATATAGGAATGATTCCTGTATCCTTTCAGGGCAGACAAATTAAATTTTCAGGAGAAAGACAATTTAACGAATGGAGTTTTACCTGCTACGACTCTAACGATAAACGTATAAGAAACTCATTAGAAGAATGGATAGATAAGATGGATTCGGTAGTTGAGCATCGGGTCAATTATGATGTATCTGAGGAGTGGACAGTAAAGTATAATGATATGAGTACAACAAGTTCAGGGACTACAAACGCTAGAGGATTTAAATTATTTAATTGCTGGCCGATAGATATTAGTCCGATTGATTTGAGTTACGATATGGTAGATTCTTTTGCAGAATTTACAGTAACTGTTGCGTATGATTATCACAAACCAATTTAAATTATAATAATTGTGACATATATAGTATATGGCATTTGAACTATTTGGATTTTCGTTCGGAAGCAAAAGTGGCAAAAGTGACAAAGATCGACTAGGAAGTTCTAGTCCGACTGAGGCATCTTCTGCTCCTTCATTTGTTTCTCCTGATAACTATGATGGAACTTATGTCATAGAGTCAGGTGGACTCATGGCATCAGTATATGATTTCGGGGGAATGGCATATGCCAATGATACCCAATCGATACAGCAATATCGATCAATGTCTTTGTATCCCGAAGTGGATATGGCAATAGAATTTGTCATAAATGAGTCTATTGTATTCAATGCAGATGGTACTTCTATTAAATTAGATTTAGCTGCGGTAGATATGTCAGAAACCATAAAATCAAAGATGCATGCTGAGTACAAAGCAATATTCAAATTATTAGATTTTAATAACAAGGCTTACGATTATTTCAAACGATGGTATG